AGAATCAAAATCTGCTACCCATTTTAATTCTATCCATCCTGCATTACCATTCTTTACAAAATGAATGTCTGGCATACCTACTGAAACTCTATTTTCTACTCTATACATTTTTAGAGGAATTGTGCTTCTTATATAATTCCAAAAGTTTTTCTCGCTCATCTTCACCTCCTTTGTTTTTACGTTGCTGCTCTCTTATTAAATACTCACTCAACAATACATGTTCTTTTTCAACAAAGTCCCAAACCAAGCAAGCAATCGTGCTTTCACTACCCATCATCTTCATCACCAAGAAAAGAGCATTTAGGGTCTTCATTAACCATATCAGCTAAAGATTTCTTTTTGCGTAAAGCTTTTATGATGTAAGTGTCTAGAGTATTATTAGCTTCAATGTCTATATATGTAACATTGCCAGTTGTACCTATTCTATGGCATCTATCTTCAGACTGTAAACGCATCTCTAAATCAAAACTATTAGAATAATACACAGCATATTGTGCAGCAGTAAGATTTAAGCCTAATCCACCAGCTTGAGCGTGTCCTACGAAGTATTTTACCTTGGGATTTTCTTGAAATAGCTTTATATTGGTTGCTCGTTGTTCATTAGATACAGATCCATAGTATAACACACAAGAGTCCTTTAACATGTTGTGTATGGCCATTATATCAGCTCGAAATCGACACCAGATAATTGTTTTTTGATCAATTGTTGATAATACGTCTGATAATGCTTTTAGGCGAGGATTATTTTCTTCTATTGGTTTAACTTCTTTTTTATCAGGAAACCACCCACATGCTACTTGTTGTAATCGTAACATTCTAGTTATAGTTTCAGGTACAGAAACTTCTTCTCCATCCAATTCAGCTATAAATTCTTCTTTTAGTGAAGTGTATAATCTTTTTTGTTCTTTTGATAATTCATATTTATGTCTTTGATATATTTTAGGTGGTAGGTCTAGGCACTCTGATTTTAATACCCTGAAAGAATGACCTTTAATACTATGAATAAGTTCGTCAGTATTCCTATAGCCTACTATCCATCTACGACCTTCATATTCTCTAGTGATGCAGTAGTTAGCTTTAAAAGTATAAAAGCTATCATACCCTAATATATAAGGATCTAAAAAAGTAAATTGTGCGTATAGGTCTTCTACACCTTTGGTGACTGGAGTGCCTGTTAGTATTCTTTTATATTTAGCTAATTTACCTAGCTTAGTTAATACTTTGGTTCTATTGGCTCCAGGAGTTTTAATTCTAGAGCTCTCATCAACCACTAATAATGTCTCATGAGATAGTAATATTTTTTCTAAATACTCTTTAGATTTTTTAGAAACAAAAGACTCAATATTAAAAGCGAAAACTTTTAGTATTTCTTTCTTAGCTATAAGTGCATTAAACTTTGTTTCATGACTTTTATTCATACCAGAGTAATAATGTATGCTCTCATGTATACACCAATCAGGCATATGGTCTGGTAGCTGTTTATCTAACCATTGATTGTGCACACCATTAGGTGCAACTATTACTAAACAATTAATTCTACTTTTACTGTATAAGTATGCAGCAGTGTCTATGGCAACTTTTGTTTTACCTGTACCTTGTTCCATAAATAAACCAAAGTTCGCTTTATCCCTACTTAAATAGAATGATTGCCTTTGGTGTTCGTAAGGCTTAGTCTTAAACATAAAATCATCCGTAGCAGGAGTGATAAAATTACGAGTATTAGTAGCACTCTTCACTACGTCACTATATTGCTCTAAGAATATTTCAGCATCACTATCCCAATCAGCTGATGCCCAGTTCTTTTTAACATACTCAATATTAGCCCCAGTAGGGCTAAAAGCAACATGCCTACCAACCCACTTTCTAAATCCTGGAAGGTTGGTAAACAATTGCATATTTTCTGAAGTTAAAGGAAACTTAGCTAATAAGAATTTACCTTGAACACTTATATGCACTTTTAATCTCCCTTAGTTTATCTAATACCCCAGACCAATGGTTGTGAGCCCAAGAACCTACTTTTAAATAGGTGAGGTGTTTCCTCACCCTTTCAATCTTTTTATTTATTTTTCCCATTCTACATGCCCTTTCTTTACATCCCAAGTCAAGTCTTTAGCCCTACCACCTTTTTTAATAAAGGCTTCATATTGAATACCATCAGGATTGTCTAATATTATTTGCATAGAGTACCAACCGAATGTATTAGCTTTTCTAGGATTATCTTTTACTTTAGGATATATCATGCTAAAGCTTTTTTCTAATACTCTTTTAAATAGTCTTTTAGGTAGTATCTCAATAACTTGTTTTACATACTTGCGTTTACCAGACCATTCATGAATAGGTTTGCTGTCGCACTGATCTATAACCCAACCACCCTTTACGACTTGTACATGGCCAGTGGTTGTAATGATATAAGTTGAAGTTGTATTGCAATTCCACTTAACATACTTTGATAAAGTTATAGGAGTATCATAAGAAAAACTCAAATTAGATCTTTTAGTTATTCTACCATATTTAGTTATATCAGTATAACCATTATAAACTCTATACTTAGCATTTAACTTATTTAGCACTTTAATTCTATCATGACTAAATGTAGAGCCTTTCCACTTGTTGCTTTTTTTACCAACTTTTTTATGTAACTCCCATGACTGGTTAAAAGATATACCCATTGCTATAGCTACAGCAGTAACACCACAATTAGGACCATGTACTTGGTCATCAGGATTTACAAAGCCTTCAGGTTTTTTATTAATAATGTTTGTCATAATTTATTCCTTTCTCAGTTTATATATATATTATCGTTTATTTGAGCAGATAAGTAAACAATAATCGTCTCCTGCAAATGCCTATAAAACCAACCTTTTTAAAAAAAGTTTTAAGTTAATTTTCTCCACTTGTCTACATACACCTTTCTAAAGCCTTTTTTAACAAGACCTTTTACTAAATACCAATCACCTATTTTTCCTTCTTCAACTATTTGTTTACCTATGCGAGTATATTTAAATCTATCTATGGTGCTTATAATTGGACCAGTGTCATCTTCAAAAGTTAAGTTTAACCATAAGTGATGTCTGTCAACTCTGCGTCCACCTCTTTTAGCTAGGTTGACTGTCTCGTTCATATCTCTTAAATTCTTTTCTGTAAGCTTACCGAAGAATACAAATCGTCCTGGTCTGTCTGCGTCCAATTCAGCTATGTCTGTAATGTCTGAAACTATGCCATGACTTGATGGGTCTTTTTTAATATGACCAAACCTTCTCTCGCATTCGAATATATCATCATACGGAGTAGTGCCTTCATTTAAAAGTTTTTCTTGTCTTGGGGTTAAAGTTATTTTTTCTATGCGTCTATTAATAATATCTTCAGCAACTTTTAAGCCTACACCTTTTATATTAGTTAGCCCACCTATTAACTTGCCATCTTGTACCGACCAATTTATTTGAGATAAAAATTTATCAAAGGGTCTATACTCAAAACCTTCTTTAACTAATTCTCTTAATAATTTTGTTCCTTGGGCTTCATCCCTAACATTACGCAAACACGCAGCAGCAAACTCAAGAGGAAATTTAGACTTAAGAACGCAACACCAATAAGAAAGAAGAGCATAGCTAATAGCATGAGACCTATTAAAAGCCCAAGAGCCCATAGTGTTAATATTATCCCATATCCTTTTTGCATCAGTTTCATCAAGACCATTCTCCTTTGCTCCTATTTTAAACCTTTCCCAATATTGGTCAAAGAACTCTTGACCCAAAGATTTGCTCATTGCTTTACGCAATTGAGATATGTCTTCCCAAGATAACTTACCTACATGACGACCTATTTCCATAACTTGTTCTTGGTATACAACTATGCCATAAGTTATTTCAGTTATATCTTTTACAATTGGGTGAAGATATTCTATGGGTGATGCTCCTGTGTGTCTACTTATATATTGAGTAGTTCCTCCAGATACCAGTGGACCAGGACGACCTAAAGCAGTTAAGGCAGCAACTTCTTCAAACTTGTGCACTTTCATTTGCCTAGTTAAAGATTGTAAAGCATACCCTTCAAATTGAAATATACCAGAATACTTTTCATCATTTAAAACTTTAAAAGCTAGTTTATCATCTAATGGATAATCTACTAACTTTTGACGTTCCCATTTGACTTGGTCTAATACGTCTTGTAGAACTGATAGAGTTCTTAATCCTAAAGCATCTATTTTAAGTAAGTTTAATTTTTCTGCATCATACTTGTCAACTTGTAAAGCTTGAGTTTGTTCATTAAAAGAGCAATATTGATTAACAGGTTTTTCAGTAACAACTATCCCAGCAGCATGCACCCCATTATGCCTAGCATGAAATTCCATTTGTGAAGCTATACGCATTTGAGGATATTTCTTTAATATTTCTCTGCCGATATCTAAATCATTAAATGTATCCATAATACAAAAAGCAGCACGAGCATCACCACCACTCCTTTCAATGATAGCACCTTTTAAGTCATTGACTTCCCATTGTGGTATATTTAATTCTTTAGCTACTTCAGTAATAGTGCTTTTAGCTTTGTATCTACTTATTGTACCTAGCTTAGCAACATTAGCATTACCATACTTTTCTCTTAGATAATCATATACCATATCTCTTCTATCATCTTGAAAGTCTATATCAATATCTGGTAAGTCTGCTCTATTAAGATCTATAAATCTTTCAAACAATAAATTATGTACCAGTGGGTCAACATCAGTAATGCCTAACAAATAGCAAACTAAAGACCCAGCACTACTACCTCTAGCTGGTCCAACTAGCATATGCTCCTTAGCATAGTTAACCATATCAGCTATAACAAAAAAGTAATCCTCATACTTTTTATTATCTATTAAACCTAATTCATAAACTAATCTATCATAGTATTTTTTGTCTTTTAGGTTAATATTTAATTTAGTGGCACCTTCTTGGCAAAGTTGTAATAATGTCTTTTTACTGTTAAACTTAACCATATTGGCTTGTTTTAATGTCGCTACGCACACTTTAGCTATCGAATAGGTATTATCTATTGCCTCTTTTGGAGCCCAATTTACACAATCTTTATATTCCCACTCATTTAAAATATGCATAGGTTTTGTTCTATCTGTTCTGTTTCTACCTACTAAAACCTGATAAACTTTTCTATCGGATATTGTTGGGTAGTAATTATCGCTAGTAGCTATTAATGGAAACTTTTTAGTTAAACAACTCTTATCACTTATAGGGCTACATTCAGCAAATACATTTTTATTGGCTTTAGGTAACAATCCCCAATTAGGATTTGGACCACTAAATATTATTACATTATCACTCACATCAAATAATTCTGTGTAGTCTAATCTTGGGACATAGTAAAAGTTTTCTTTTTTTAATGATTCAGAGTTTAACCTATATATCTCTTCAAGACCTTTACTATTCTTAGCTAAAAATGTCATATAATTAATAGGTTGTTTTGTACGTTCTTTACTGTCTTCAACAAAGCCTATTTCAACTCCATAAATTGGTTTTTTGCAGATCTTTGAAAATGGTACATGTCCCCATGTGTTGTTATCTGTTATAGCTACAGTATCATTATTACAAGTTTCTATAACTTTATTAAGTGGACCATAAGCTTTACGGAAAGAATACTCTGTACGAACTTTTAAATTAATCATTAAGATGTCCTTCTTTTTTATACCATTTTAAAACTTCTACAGTAGCCTTAACATCATCAACAGCCCTGTGTGCACCTTTGTGTTCTTTACCTGTTATCTCTAAGTAGATGTCTGTAAGTTTTCTTTTTAAACCCCATACCTTTTCACCTACCTCTACAGTACACAAGTGCTTAGGTGGCCATGGAAACTTTATTAGTTTATCAATCCTAAGTAAATTATATTTTAATACATTAGAATCAAAAGACAAGTTGTGTGCAGCTAAAACTTCTTCCCCAATAAAAAAATCTACTAACTTATTATAGTAAGCTATGAATGGTGGTTTGTCTTTTAGATCCTCATTTTTAATCCCTGTTATCTTGGTTATTTTAGGTGATAGTTCTTGGTTGGGATTTACTAAAAAATTTAACTCTTCTTTTACATTTAAATCTTTATCTAGCTTAACAGCCCCAAACTCTATTATATGGGGTTGTTGTTTTATATCTACTGCATCTGGCATAACTAAGCCAGTAGTTTCAAGATCCATTACTATCATCAATATCCTCCAAAATAAATGAATAAACTCCTAAGTCGTGTATTGAGTCTTGGTGCTTGTTTGACCATTGATTGCAGTATCTAATTAATTTAGTTACAATCATATTTACTGCACCTAGCCTATTCCAATCTTCTGTTGACTCACATTTTAATCCATTAGGAAAAAGACTTTTCATAACCTCCCCATGTATCATGTAAGAGTGTCCGTATCTTTTACCTTTATATTCTGCAGTCTTAAGAGCTGTTTTAATTTTATCTGATAGCATCGTCTTCCCTTTCTATTTTAAGTTCTGCAATTTCATCTTGGAGTTCGTTGCATGTATCTGTTAGTTGATCTATTTTAGCTTCTTGGTCTTCATAGTTATTTATTATGTCTTCAAGTTTGCCTCTTAAAGTTGCTCTAACATCTAATATACGAGCAATGGGTTCTCTATCTAATTCAATATTATTATTTATTATTCTTAAATCAGTCATTTAATAATCTCCTTTGTTTACTTGTAAGCATGTTAGCCCTAAATCATCTCTATACATTTGTACTACGTCAGGTCTGTCTTCTAAAACAAACCAAACTTTTTTGACATTAATATGGTCTTTTACTATTTTCATCTTAACCTCCGCATCAGAACTTTTATCTTCATTCTCACGCATGTATAAACCATCACAAGGAATATCATTTAATTTAATCCATTCATTAGTTATCCTAGCCCACTTTTCTTCTCTGGCTGTTATTAAGTATATTTTAGTTTCCGAGTCTTTTAGATTCCTAATAATATTAGCAATATTCTCAATACATGGTTCTTCTGCAGATCTTCTGTTGAATTCATCATATTCTTCTGCAGTCATAATCCTATCAGAATTATTTATTATATTAGCCCTATCACCAATCTCAGCAATTGTTCCGTCAATATCACATATAATTATTCTTTTCATTATTTAACTCCTTTTTCATTTAAAGGTCTTGACATTGATGGAGCTGACCACTCTTTTGGAGTTAAGAATGGCTTTGCCCAATCGTGGACTTTTATAACTTCCGAAACCATAAGTGTAAAAACTTCTCTGTATTCACCTTGTGCTCTTGGGCTTAATCTAGACTTAGCCATTTCATGTAAAGTTCTTAAATTAAATTTAGCTACAATATTAGTGTGGATATTAGTAGGCAATATACCTCTAGCATCCTCAGCATTAACTCCTGAGTTTTTTAACTTTTGATAATATTCATTTATAGCTTCCATTGCTTTGGTATAATGGTGCTTACCTTGTTCATAGTCTTTCACTTCTTCTGGTATGTAATAACCAAAACCTTGCATATCAACTGTACGTTGAGATTGCTGTGCATAGCTACCTTGTCTTGTGCGTACAAACTGATGAGTAAAGCCACGAGTAACTTCTCTAATGTCAAATACATAATCAACAAACTCCCATGATGATTTTATAGTATTTAGCATATAATCTAGTTCGGCTTGTTTTTTACCTTCTGGCCACTCTTTAATTTTAGCATACGCACCATCTTCATTCATTAACCTAGTATTTTTAGTAAACAATAAAAGGTTCTTAGCATCACTAGTGTAATTTATTAATTTAACCTTCATTGTCTAACTCCTCGATTAATTTGTTAGCAAACTGATGAGGAACAGCAATCATAACATAAGCTTCAAAATTATTACTACCTTGCTTAATATCTAGCTTAACTCTTTTAAATCCTTCTATTCTAATATTAATAGTTTCTACTAAAGCTATTTCTGTATTTTGAGATGAGCCTTGTGATAAGTAATATTTTGATTTGCCTTTAACTTCACTAGCTATCATGTCTGCTGCAGTTCTTTTTGCTGCCATGGTTGCCATGTCTACTGCTAGTTGCTTGTGGATTGATTTACCATAACCACTCACAACAGTAGAACCTTCAACTGCTGGTGGGTCAATATACCAAACTGGTTCTGATGGTGAATTAAATTTATAACTACACCCTCCAAAAAATTGTATCACTACTACGAAAATTATCATTCCTAAAAAAAATTGTATGTAATCTTTCATTTTATATTCCTTTCTTACTACTTAAATTAATTAAATAATTATTGCCAATTAAATTGTCAACGACATTTATATCATCAACAACATCATCAAGCAACAACTGCCTCCATGTAGCAAACCTACCCACAGAAAAAATATTATACTTTTGAGTCATGTGTAAGATAAACTCTTTGCGTATAGTATCATCTATTGGTAGTAACTTGCCATACTTCATTTCAGATAAACTTAGATTATTTAATGTCTTGGGTTGAATGCCAAAGTCTTCCATTAAAAAACTAAATAGTTCTGAAGCCTTCTTGTCTGGTTCTTCTATGTACTCAGCTATAATTATGTTACCAGTTATAGAAACTCTATAGCATTTAGATAACTTGTCTGGATAATAAATTGTTTGATAAATATCCATGGTTGGGTCAGATATCACTCCTCGCTTAGACCATATCTTTTTAAATTTAAAATCAGGTTTTTGTTTCCAATTTACTATGTTCATCATAACTGGCATAGGTATAGTAGATATTATAGGATCTTCACCAACAGAAGGTAACTTGTAAGGATCTAAAGTCTCTCCATATTTAATATCTAATCCATTAGACATTAATTCAATAAAGTTAAAAGGTGCGATGTATCTTATTGCTGGGTCTAAATTATTTATAGATCTATCATAATATGCTCCTGTTACTTTTTTAGAATACATATTAGATAAAAATATATTAGGCTCAGTAATAATTTCACTATCATACTTTATAGCTTTTCTAACTTTAACTCTCTTGAATGGTATGCCAGTGGCTATAGATACTTTGTCAGATCTAAAACGTAGCAATGCATCATGGTTGTTGGGTAATGCATTTTGAGATTCTTTAATGATTGGTTTATGTCTACGCAACATGTGTGCTGTTAACATACCAGCCATACCTGATCCATAGATAATCATCTTTTAATCCTTACTCTGCCTTTTTCTATGTCCCATGCTAGGTCTTGTCGTCTACCACCTTTAGATACATATTCTTCATATGTTATCCCTTTATTCTTAATAACAATATCTAAAGAATTGCGACCATGACTTTCTTCTCTTCTAGGGTTGACTAGCAGATCTGTGGTAATCTTTCTGCCTTTATAAATAGATTTGCGTCCACGAGTTTCATCTCCATTTATTATTCTTTCTGACTTAGGCTTTTTAGAATTAGGCTTTTTTGATTTATTAATTATTCCTTCTTCTCTTAGCTTCGAGAATAGATTCATTAATCGTTCTGCTCCTGTTCTCCTATCAGCAAACCTTCTTACTTTTTTAGTATCTTTTCTATTAGTATAACTATTGTAAAGTTCCACCATATCATCGCCAGTTATCGTAGCATAATTATCAATTATATCATTTATATTTCTTATTAATATTCCTGACTTGCCATCGTCTTTAGCTTGAGTAATGCTATCATAACAAGATATAGTGCTAAGCCCATCAGACTTATTATATCTTTTTAAAAATATTTTATAGACTGCCATTGTCTTCTCCTTCCTTAGATATAGTTATTAATTGTTTATCTGTATTGGTTAAAAATTTTTGAACAACGTCCAACATTCTATCTTGTTGAGCCATTACCTTAACAGTGTAATCTATATATTCAAAATAATCTTTTTTTAATAGATCGTATTTTTCTTGGGTTGTAATTTCAGCTATATCTATAGCCTCAATATATTTTTTTACATAATGCATAATTTATTCCTTTCTCAATATTGTTAGTATTATTTAAAATCATTTTAATTACAACATTTATTTTACGTCAGTTAAAATCAAAGTGCTTCAATGTTCTTGGTTGTGTTATGTATAATTTATTTTTAGCCCTAGTTATCGCCACGTACCAAACTCGTAACTCTTCATCACTGTGAATATTATCAAAACTTTTTTTGCTCATATCTGTTAATAATAAAACATTATCAGCTTCCCCACCTTTAATTTGATGGATGGTACTAATTATTATTTTAGGTTTATCTTGAAACTTTTCACCATTACGCAAACATGCTCTTAAATATTCTCTATCACTTAATGGGATTAATTTTAAAACTTTGAGCCATGATTGTTGCAGGATGGTTGATGGTAATCCTAAATCATTCACTGTGTAGCTTTCTAAATTCTCTAACTTATGTTTAATGGGGATAAATTTTAAAACATTTTTAGCTTCACTTATAGATAGCTTATTGCCTTTGCGTAGACTTTCCCAAGACATGATAGCTTTACTAACGTCTGTATTTAAAGAGCTGTTGTTATGTATCATATAACCTTTACCTTGTTGTATGGCTACTTGTTTACATCTAGTTAATAAATATTTAGATCTGGCTAATAAAAGCCAGTTACCTTTTAAATTAATTTCTTGTTCATTGGCTATGTATTCTACTGCACCTTTAAATTCTCTTGGTTGCCATTTCTTTTCATATCTATTTTTTATACGTTTTAATATTTTATTTGCTAGGTTGTGAATGGTTGATGGTATTCTATAAGATTGAGGTAAAACTATTTTGTTACCTTTTAATGATAAGAATTTATTTACATCAGCCCCAGCCCAACCAAAAATAGCTTGATCATCGTCACCAGCAATAAAAACTTTTTTAGCATCTTTAGATAATTTTATAGCTAACTTATATTGCAAAGAGGACAAGTCTTGAGCTTCATCAAATATACAAACATCAACAGGTAATGTACCTTTATATTTTTCTAACATGTCTGTAAAATCATACAAGCCATATTCTTGTTTATACTTTTTAAGAGTTTGTTTGTATTGCTCTACTGCGTGATAAGTTAAATCAGTAATATTAGATATTCTAAATTGTTGCTCAGTAGTGCGCATTGTCATTCTAGCTAGTGCATCTACTCTGGCACATTTATCTCCTAAACCATCCCCAACAGGTAACATTGTAAACTCATCATACACACCTTTAAAAGTTAAGCCCATAGCCCTACCAAATTTTTTATAATGGTTAGTAGTCATAACTTCATCAGAACGCAAACCTAATTGTTTAAAAGCTAAAGAGTGTATTGTTCTAAAAAATGGCAACCTATCTTCATCAAAACCAAAACGCACAATGGCTCTGTCTATTGCTTCATTTGCAGCTTTACGAGTAAATGCTAAAAATGCAATGCGTTCTGGAGGTGTTCCATTTTCAATAGCTTCATCAACTATATTTAATAGTGATGTTGTTTTACCTGTTCCTGGTGGACCAAGAATAATATTAACCCTATGAGAAGTCTTTAATGTTACCATTACGAACTTTTTCTAAAACTATTTTTGCAGCATGAACGGAATAAAAGTCATCCGAATTAAATGTACCTTTAGATATCATAGTTTCTAAAGCTTCAAATAACGATATCAAATCATCATTATCTAAATCATTTCTTATTCTACGGAAAAGTTCCTCGTTCTCATATTTGTTTCTCCAGTTAGTTAATCTCCATGTTTCTATTGGTGGTACTGTCATTTAAAAATCCTCCTCTATGGTTGATGGTAAATCTAAATCTTCTTCTTCATAAAACTCTGGTGCTGTGACGGACCAAACTTTTACAGGCTTACTTTTTATTTTAAAAGTTTTACGTTCTGCTCCTGCGTCTCTGAGCCAAGACCATATTTGGTGCTGGTTAGAATATTTATATCTTCTAGTTTCTAGGTAGATAAAAAGATCTTCAGATCTAAAAAATACTCTTTTAGTTTCAGTATCATGAAAAGGCTTACCATTCATAATCTCATCCCGATGACGAGCCTGCACCTTACCAGTTAAGAATGTATCTAAAAATCTTTCAAATTGACCTTTAGGTGAAGCATCATCAGGATCTTGTACAATCTCTACTACTTCAAGTAACTCATTTATTCTATGTTCCCACCTTTGAGCAGGCATAGTGGATGGGCATTTATTTAATCTTTCTACACAAAGCTTTTGTAACTTGCGTTGATCTAATAATTGGTCGGTGTTGGTTTCAATACGTTCCCCACCTATTTCAATATACCACCTTACAGATTCTTTATTTGTAGTTTCATATTTAGTGATACTATCTATTTCAATACTAGCCCCAGACATGTTAGAACCAACCCCAAATTTACGTTTAATGCATTTAACCCTTTCACAATAGTTACAAATGGGTGCTTGTTTGCAGGTATATTCATAATCCTTTTTAGCTACACCCTTAACTATCCCACTAACTTCTGAAGCTGATAGGGGAGGTTTAACATATTCATAGTTATGTTTCATGACGTCTTCTTGCCAATCGTCTGGATTCTTTTTTCTATAGTAAACACCTATATTGAATAGTGAAACATTCCTAGTGCCTTCAGGAAAACCCATCGTAGATAAATGTTGCAAGCAAGGTGGACCATCTTCAAACATATCTATAAGTTTAGGTTGATAAGATTGTAATTTATCTAAGGTTGTTGTTTTACTTTCTGCGTAGTCTAAAAATTCTGTTAGAGATAATTTCTTACCATCTTTGATTGCGTATCGTTCTGAGCTCTCACCACTGTGATAACATAAGTTTATCCAATTACCTCTATCACGTTCATTAGCACGTTTAGTTTGTTTAGGGAATATCTCTACACCACCATAGCCTAATTGTGCTGCGAACTCATTTAGTTTACTTACTACCTTTGTGGCTTTGACTGGTGGGTCTAGGAATAAATAGAGGTGTGCTCCTCCACTCTTGGATCTGCATAGAACTAATGGGGTGTCTTTAATTCTTTTTTCAAGTTCTTCTAATTTTTCACTTAAAACAATAGCACCCTTTATATCTATATCAATAGCCCCAAAGCTACATGTGTTATCGCTTTTTAACATAATAATACCTAATATATAGTCTTTACCATTTAAGTGGTCTTCATAATTTTTAGTGGTTGGTGGTTCTGATATAGTTAAAGCCCTACCAGAAAGCTTACCTTCAGCTGATTTGTTAAAAACTTTATATTGACCATAAGCATGTTCATACCCATCAAACAGTTTCATAAATCTTTTTACTTTATTTGTCATTACTTCCTTTCTTAAATTTGGGAGGGTTGTTAGCCCTCCCTTAGTCTTACATTACGTCTGAGTCTTCATCGTCCTTAGAATCTTCTGGGGCAACTTTTACATCACCTGATTTTATTTGATCCCTGAAGGCTCTTGCTGAAAGGTAAATTTGATCTCCACCTTTAAGTTGTTTCATGATGCCTCCACTACCAGCATCAAACATTGGCTCAACATCCCAACCAAACCAATCACCTTTATCATTACTCATAGGTACAGTCTTTAACTTATAAGCATTATAAAAGATAGCAGGATTAAAAACTCCACTACCATCAGGCTTAGGGACTTGTAGAGCAGCAGTCATACTATTCCATCTACGAGCAACTTTTAACATACTGCTAGTCATAGATATTAAAGCTTGAGTGGTGGCTCCAGTTTTATCATCATACAAGTATGCAAAGTATTCTCCTGTTGTAACTACTTCATTACCATCGGAGGTGATGTCTTTCATTGAGCCTTGAGGCTTCTCGCATAGTTCTAGGATACTGCTGTCTGTGCCATGGTCTTTTACTAAACCACCACCAGAGTCTCTAGGCTTCCATTCAATATACTTTCTACTATAGTTTACTGGGATAACTGTTACACCCTTTTCACCATTGTAAAGTTCTTTAGTTACTGAATTAATGATATCACCTACTTCAGCTCCTTCAATATACTTACCATCTCTTTTGTTGACTTGTGGAGAGTTGGATTGTAAAACTTGAAGTCTGGGTATCATGTAATCTTCGTTGGTCATTCCTTCTTGACCTACACTAGCATCTTCCATTAGCATAGATGGGTCAATTGTTGATACTATAGTATCATTCTTTTTTTGTACTGCTTTAACCATATTAATTACTCCTTTTTATAACGGCACGATGGCCAGTGAAAATTTTAAAGATATCATAAGGAACATCCTTACCATTGACTATTTGTTCTTTGAGCCAAGAGTTTAGTCTCCTATGATTTACTTCAGACTTATTAGCGAAGTCGTATTGCTTTGAGTCTAAGATCTTTTCAAACTCTTTAGCTTTACTATCTTCACCAGTAGCGAACTGAACAACATAGTTATTACTTATTAAAGAGTCAGCCTTATTGTCTCTTAGGTAATTGTAACAACTATTTTTCCTTACGATTAAGTTATCTTTTAATTCACCTTTGGCACGTTCTATTGCACCATTGCTAGGTGTACTACCAGACACTACATCATTCACTGAAACTTTAGTACCATCATTTAGCTTAAATTCCTTTACATTTAAACTATTCATTAACTCTGGTAAGTCTATCTCAGAAACTTGCTTTAAGTTCTGTTTCGCTAGTTTGAGTTGTTCTTCAAGCTTAATCACATCGTCTTCAAGTTGTAATTGTCTTTCAGCTAACTCGCTACATGCACCTAATTCATTGGATGTGGGTGCGACATCCTCTAGCAAATTGATTTTACTCATTTGTTTTCCTTTCTAAATTCCAAGGTTGTAGGCATGTACCAGCCAGCTCTTCTATCCCTATCACCTTGCTCGATGTTACGTTCCCATCTGAGAACATTAATAATTGGAGATACTTCTGCAGCCAAAGCTGATACTATCATCACTGCAATTGGATCTCCACCTCCTGCCCAAAGTATATAGTCATTGGGACTGAAGTCTTTTAACAACCTACGAGCCTTAAATATAGACGGACCAGTTAAGAACTGAGGCTTTTCATTAGGCTCAAAAATAACCTTCATTGAACCATAACGAGTTGCGTCAGTTAAATCTGGAGTCCAACCGAACTTATTCTCTCTTGGTCGTTGTACTAAGTAGACTGTTGCCATTTAATTCCTTTCTCAAATATATCTATATACTATATATAAAAGAATTGAGAAGTAAAATATTTTTTTCCTAGGATATGGGGTAACTTGGTAACTGCGGTAACTTAATCTCTGTAAGCCTTAGTAAGTAAGGATTATATCTGGGTAACCAGAGTAAGAATCTGTTGGTAACTTTTTTAATACTTTGGTAACTTTAGGCTTTACTTATTTGTGCAGTTGGCGTATAACATAGTTATAACTGAGAAAGGAATAAATTATGATAGATAATAAATGTAGACCATCTGCTAATATCCACAAAGGTGATTATGTTTACAAGTTGGCTGATGCTAATGGTCATTCTTGTGGTAATGTTTGTGACGAATGTTATGATGAGGTTAAAGCTAAATATAATCCTGACATATTTGATAAACCTTATAATGATGGAGATGTTTAATGATAGATGATAAATATATAGAAGATCAATTACCACCTAGATGGTTAATAGAAGATCAACTAGCACAACAAAAAGAAGATGCAAAATATCTTATTAAATATAATAAAAGACAAGTAGAAAAACAAAAATTTATATTGTCATCTTTAGAGAAGTTTTTAACAGCACCTAAATTTAGTGTTTATAATAAAAAACATGGTTGGACTAATCTTGAAGGTGTATTAAATGCTATTGATGAAACTAAAGATCAAATAAGGGAGTTTAGAAAAGAAATATGCCTTTACATGAAGGAGAGTGCTTAATGTATACAAAAAAACAACAAAAAGAATATTTAATTAAATTACAAAAATTACAAAATGAATTAAGTGCAGTACAAAATGATAAAATATTTGATACTTGGTGGTCAAAAGAAGAATACAATAAATTTATAGAATTTTCTAATGATATTTATTTAAGAATAGAAGCTTTAAAACCAAAAAAGGAGAGTGCTTAATGAAAAAACATATTAAGAAATTACAAAATATTTAAACAACTGAGAAAGGAATAAATTATGATAGTAAAATATGATTATAAAGGCGAACCAATTCAAACTTTTAGAAGAAATTTTAAATTTAGAGAAAAGTATTCTGGTAATGAACCTATTAGTTGGGAGACTTTCGCTTCAGATTTTAATAAAATTAGAAAACATTTTGAAACTGGTCGTTGTAGATTCTACAATGATGATGAGAGACAAGTTTACGTTCACTCTAGAAAGATAGTAGATCATGTAGAGAAATATGGTGAAGAGCCTATGGAAGTTTGCTCTAGTGATTGGTGGGCTTTAGGTGATTTAGTTTCTTTTGTTCAAACAACTTTAGAGCATAGAAAGTCTCCAGTATATTATAAGTATGCTAATCATATGGGATGGAGTGATGTTAACCCTTGGGAGATTACTATGATAGTTAGTGAAAAAACTATTGAGATTAAATCTATGAAAGCTACTAAAGATGATTCTGTTAAGCTTAAATGGGTAGCTGGAGGATTTGCTGGTCATTGTGTTAATCAAAGAGATCAAGAATGGTTTATAGAATCTGATTCTGAAGGTGCAAGAAAAAGAATCCGTAGAAGAAAAGATGGATATTGGTATGATAAGTATAACAGCAGATTTATAATAGATCTTGAACCTCATAAGTTCTACGATTATAATTTTTAAATTATTTTCATAATATCTTTAAGGCTACTTTAAAAATTTCTTACTCCCTAAGAATCCAAAATGAAGTAGCCTTTCCTAAAAAGTTTGAGCCAGAATTTAAAAAATAAGAATTAACACAACAAATTATATATAGTAATTTATCCCCAAATTTATATTTACAACTGCTTTTGTTAATATTTTTTCTGGCTCAAGAAATAATTATCTTACTAACAATTAAAAAAATAAAGAGTTATTTTAGTTATTAATCATATATAATTGCACATAATAATTAAAATTGTTGATTTACATAAGTTATTTTGTATTTATATAAGGAGTTGCAACATTAACACGAGGACAATGTGTCGGAAGAAAATACAGAAAATAAAAGAAAAAGAGGAAGACCAAAAAACCCACCAGAACCAAAGGTGCAAGTGCAACGACCAATTAAAAATGGACCACGCAATAAATTCACAGGAACATTTAAATCTGTTGAGCCATTAGGCACAGAAAAAGTATTTAGGAAAAAGAGATACAAGTGGAACCATCAAGCATTAATAAATTGGATTATGGGACAAGCAGATCCTGCAGGCTTTCTTGGTGCAGTGATGACAGGCAAAGAAATATTCCCAGTATACAAGCAAGATGGTGAAGGCAAAGTAGAACATGTAGGCAAAGTATCAGCAGACCCAGAACTAAGAGTCATGGCAGCAAAAACCCTATTAGGCAAATGCGTTCCTGATTTAAAAGCTGTAGAAATTAATTCAACAGTTGAGCAGAAGAAAGTAATTGACATAACAAGGATATCAAGCGATGACCTCAATACCATTGAACGAGCTCTTGAGCACTCTGTCATTGAACCAAGTGAAGGCAGAGAAGAGCAGGAGGAGTCTGAAGGAGTTTATCAGAAACAGCTGGACAACAGTTGAACCTGGAAGAGACTTCCACGACAATTGGCACATTGATGCTATATGCGAACACTTACAAGCAGTAGTTGAAGGTGACATTAAAAGGCTAATAATAAACATACCACCAAGACACATGAAGTCAATTACAGCATCCGTGGCACTACCAGCATGGTGCTGGACTAAATACCCTAACAAAAGATTTCTGTTTGCTAGTTATGCGAACTCTTTGTCAATAAGAGATTCAGTAAAGTGCCGTAGACTAATAGATAGTAGATGGTATCAAGACCACTTTGGTGATATGTTTAGCTTAACAACAGACCAGAACCAAAAGCAAAGATTCGAGAACGACAAAACAGGAATGCGCATAGCTACGTCAGTTGATGGAGCATTGACTGGTGAAGGTGGTGACATTATAGTTATTGACGATCCACACAATGTCAGAGAAGCAGAATCCTCAACAGTACGTGAAGGTGTTCTTGATTGGTGGGACCAAGCCATGCAAACCAGACTCAACGACCCCAAGACAGGAGCATTCATTATTATAATGCAACGTGTACATGATAGTGATTTAACTGGTCATATACTTAGCAACGATTATGATTGGGATCACTTATGCCTACCAGCCAGACATGAAGAAAAGCACCCATACCCATCCACCTCGTCTATAGGATTTAAAGACCCACGCACTGAAGAAGGTGAATTATTATGGCCAAATAGAATTGATGAAAAAACTTTAGACAAGCTTGAGCAGTCGCTAGGAAGTTATGCTGCATCTGGCCAATTACAGCAAAGACCTTCAATGAAAGGTGGCACCATATTAAAAGAACATTGGTGGCGATGTTGGGAAGACCCAGATCACCTACCTCCTATTGAATATGTAATACAATCCTGGGACACTGCCTATTCAACAAAAGAAAAATCAAGCTACTCAGCCAGAACAACTTGGGGAGTATTTAAGTATGAAGGTTGTTGGAATGCTATAGCTATTGATTGTTGGTATGATAGAGTAAGCTATCCTGACCTCCGCAGAGAAGCACAAGAAGCATATGACACCTACCAACCAGACGCAGTCTTAATTGAAAAGAAGGCTAGTGGTCAATCATTATTACAAGACCTCCGCATGAGTGGTGTTCCTGTTATACCTTACATGCCAGACAGAGATAAAGAAGCACGTGCCCATGCAGCATCCGCACTTTTAGAAGATGGAAGAATATGGTACCCAGCAAAAAAGAAGTGGGCAAAAGATTTGATAAATATATGTTCGTCCTTTCCAACAGGAGATAATGACGATATAGTAGATACGTGTACACAAGCATGGCTTAGATTACGCAAATCTTGGTTCTTAACGCACTCCGAAGATTGGGAAGACGACTACCAAGAGAAAACAGATAGGAAACCATTATATGGCTGATGAGAAAAATGTAATACCCTTCGCAGAAGGAGCACCAGCAGACAACCTTGAAGTTGAAGAAACTAAAGATGGCGATGTCCTCATAGGAACACCAGAAGAAGAGCAAGAAGTAAATTCTGACTTTTACAGTAACCTAGCCCCAGACATTGATGAAAGAGAATTAGTTAAACAAGCTTCCGAGTTGCTAGACTATTACAACATAGACCGAGAAGCAAGATCCAATTGGGAAGAGCGATACAAAGAAGGTTTAAAAACTCTTGACCCAGACGGAGGATTACAAGACGATGATTCTGAAAGAGCAGCAAGAGGATTAAGTCAAGTTGTACATCCGATGATTGCTGAAGCTGCAACACAATTTCAATCTAGAGCAATAGCTGAGTTATTCCCTGCTGGTGGTCCAGTGAAGACTGTTACCATAGGTGAAGCAGACGACAAACTCAGAGAACAAGCAATCCGTGTGCAAGATTATATGAATTACCAAGTGTTAGAAGAGATGCCTGAGTATTTCCCAGACCTTGATCAAATGTTATTTCACTTACCTTTAATAGGACAAACTTTTAAAAAAGTATGGTATGACCCTAGTATGGATAGAATTACAAGTCGCTTTGTTAAAGCTGAAGACTTCGTGGTTGCTCCTGAGAGTACAGATCTTTTAACTTCTCCTAGATATACCCACGTTATACAAATGCCTCGTAATGAGTACAATAAATATGTTCAAGCTGGCTATTACTTACCTAGTGATAGTTATGTTGGTGGTTCATCAGAGATGGACGAGACAACTTATGATATTGAAGGCATAAGCCCAGAAGCATCAGAAGGTGTAGACCAACAGATGACCCTTTTAGAAATGCACACTAATATACAATTTGATGGTATTGATGGTGCGGATATTGAGGATGAAAATTCTGTCGCTTTACCTTATGTAGTAACTATTGATTACGATTCTCAAACTATTGTATCTATAAGACGTAACTGGGACGAGTCTGACGAGAATAAGGCTAAACGTAATTGGTTTGTTGAGTATAAGTTTCTGCCTGGATTAGGATTTTATGGCTTTGGACTTTATCACTTAATTGGTGGGTTGGGTCGAGCTGCAACTGGTTCTCTTAGAGCCTTACTAGATTCAGCAGCATTCTCAAATATGCAAGGTGGCTTTAAATTAAAAGGCAGAGTTCCAGGAGGTGAATTAGAAATTAATCCTGGAGAGTTTGTTGATTTAGATGCTGCAGTGGATGATGTGAATAAGGCTATATTGCCTTTACCTTTTAAAGAGCCATCTCAAACACTATTTAATTTATTAGGTTTTATTGTTCAAGCTGGGCAAAGATATGCCAGTGTAGCAGATTTAAATGTTGGTGATGCTAATCCTAATGCTCCTGTGGGCACTACTATAGCAATGTTGGAACAAGGTTCTAAAATATTCTCAGCAATCCATAAAAGACTACACTACGCACAAGGCAAAGAATTTAAAATGATTGCTAAGCTAAACTCTGAGACATTGAATGATGCTATAGACTTTGCTGTGAGTGGTGCTAGTAAAATGATTTATGCTGCAGACTTTGATGGTAGGATTGATATTATTCCTGTTAGTGATCCTAGCATATTTAGTTCTACTCAACGTATCGCACAAGCCCAAGCCATATTACAATTAGCACAATCTGCACCTCAACTCCACGATGTATATGAAGCTTACAAAAGAATGTATGAAGCTATACGAGTGCCAAATATTGATGAGATATTAAAGAAACCTGAAGAAGCACCAAAGCTAGATCCAGTAGATGAGAATGTTACAGTTATGCTAGGCAAACCTATAAAAGCTTTTGCAGACCAGAACCATGAAGCACACATCGCCGTACATATGCAATTTTTATCAGACCCATCCTTAGCTGGTAATAAGTTAGCCCAAAAAAGTATTGGTCCTGTATTGATTGCTCATATTGCGGAACACATGGCTTTACTTTATAGAGTCAGGATGCAAAAAGCTATGGGAGTTCAACTACCACCACTACCAGACCTTAGAGATCCTAAATTTAAATTCGCTGATGTGTCCCCAGAAATAGATAACCAAATAGCAGAACGAGCAGCACAAATTGCTCAGTCCGCACCAAAGATGAAACCAATCGCAGGAATAGATAAATTGGGTGGAGGAGACCCTATTAATTATGCTCAACAACTCGCTAAAATTGAAGCCGAAGCAGTTAAGGCAAGGACTCAAGCCGAAATCCAAGCTGACCAAGCAAAGGCAAAATCAGATATCCAGATTAACCAAGCTAAAGCACAAGTCGATATTCAAAAATCAATGCAAAAACTTAAAGCAGACCTAGAAGGTAAGATGGCTAAACTACAAGCCGAACTTCAAATAGCAAGACAAAAAGAAATAATTAAAATGAATAAGGAGAATTAAATGGACGAGAAAACTTTTATGGACAGGTACATGACTGCATTTAGTGCATTTACTGATGCTCAATCTAAAGGTGAAAACCCAGCAGACATTCTTGAAAGTATGAAAAAGGTGGGTGTAGTTAATCCTAGTGATAGAGATATGGGTTCTATGAGTGGACCAGTAAGTAATAAAGATATGGAATTCATGAATGACCCATCTATGAATGCAGATAGAACAACAGGAGTTCCTATGTCGGATGATAGGAATCCTACTATTATGAATGAGCAACCTTATATGCCTCCAGTAGAAAAAATAAGCCCTATGGGTAGTGAAGATTCTTTAGGTTCAGAAATGGGTGCACTTAGAGGACCAGTGAGTGATAAAGAACTAAAGATGATGCAAGACATGCAACCCTCAGGCTCATTAGTAAATAATGTAACAGATTTTTTAATTAATTTAGGAAGAAAGGTAGGACAATAATGGCAAACAATGAAGTAGATGTAATGGGAATGTTTAAAGCTAAAATGGGCTTTTCAGCTGACCAAGTACCAATGACCGAAGAACAAGTAACACAATTCATGCTCCTCTGTCAACAACAAATGTTAGGCTTACCAGAAGAAGAGCACATGGAAGACGAAGAATCTATGAGTAATGGTTCGGTAAAAATAATTAAGATAGGCAAAGGTTCATCAATGATGGAGGATATGTAATGCCCAAGTTACCTAAAAATTTAGGTGCACTTTTTAATATGGGTGGTAAAGGTAAGCCTGCAAAACAAATAGATATTCCTAATAAAGATGCTGTTTACTTTGATAATATATGGGAAACTCTTAGTAATTTAAAAACTTTTAAAAACTTAAAGAATGAACAAGCTAGAAAAGTAGGTTCTCAAGAATATAATAATCCTAGATTTAAAGATTTTTCAGAAGCTGATTTTGAAAAACTATTAAAAGATAATCCTGAAGATTTTAAACTTGGCATTAATGATTTAGACATGGATGAATTATTAACAGGTAAAATGTCTTGGGATGAAATTGGTGAACAATCAGGGCAAATATTGCAAGTAGGCAAAGAACTTCATAATTTTGGAGTATCTGACGAGCAAATGTTAAAGTTGTTAAATGATAGATTTCTACTTGGAGGTTTTGAGTACGACCCAGAGAATGTTAAAATATTAAATAACATGCTTAAAAAAGTAGATGGTGGTGAATTAGGTAAACCAAATTTAGATCTTAAAGCTATAGAAAAATCTAGATCAGAAAAAGGATATCATCGTCCTGATGGTAGGTTTGTTGTTGGTGATGAGGTTTATGATAATATTGATGATTTTATGGAGCAAACTTCAGGTATAGAAGGAGCTCCTGGTCCTATAGAACCTATGGGTGAAACTATAGTTGACCCAAAAGATGTAGATGACTGATAAAGTTACAGGAGTTTTAAGCCTATTAAAAGGTTTAGCAAAACAAACACCAACTTCTAAAAGTACAGAACTAACAATACCTAAAAAGTCAGACTTAGGTGCACTGCGTGGTAGTAGTAATTTAACAGAAGACATAACTAAACTACCAAGTTTCAAAGAAGCAATCAGAGGTTTTAAAAAATCTTTAATTAAATCCGAAGCTGATGCACAAACTGTAAAATCTATGAGTGATAAAGATATAGACAATGAGTCTATAGGATCTTTAGCTTCTGGTATGAATATTGATAAAGATATTTTTAACAATACAGAACTTTTAGAAGACTGGGCAGCAGGCAAAACCGATTATCAAGATTTTCAAAAAACTAATGAACAAGGATTAATGGAATATCCTTTTGATGAAATGACTTCAGAACCATTTGGCACTGATTTTTTAAAAGGTGCTAACTATCCTATAGACCCAAGAGCATATGTTCTTAGAGATTTAGAGCAAAATTATAAAATGTCTAAACCTGAAATAATTGAATACCTTAAAAAAAATAACATTATTAAAGAAGCCGACCCAAAAGAAACTTTTAACAAACTCCAAGCTGATGCTATAAAAGAAGCTTTTGCCTCAGGAGACCCTAATAATCCTATTGTTAAAAAAATATCTGATGCTTTAAGTAGTGCTGGGGATGAATTAATTCCTGTAGAAGATATAATAACTATAGAAGACATCTATGGGAAATCAAACTAATGGCTAAATTTGATATAGGAGCACTGCTAAATTTATTAAAGCAAACCCCGAAAACTAATCCACCTTCAGGTTCAATACCTAGTAAGCAAAATTTAGAAAGAGCAGCACTCCGAGACAAAGACCTATTCAAAGCAACATATGGCAGAGAACCAACAGAAGCTGAATTAGGTGCATTACCTTTTGTAAACTTAGGAGACTTAGTAAACTTAGGTGCATTAAAAGATGTGCCTTATAGTCCTGGCAAGGCTAGTGAAGTTACAGCTACTGAAATGGGTCAAGCTGGTAGACCTACTAGCCCAACTAAAACTCGTGAAGGTTTAACTAAATCAACAGGAACAACTGAAACAGGAGACCCTTTACTTAATGATTTTGCTAATGATTTAATGTTTGATGGTACTAGCCCTATGGGTGGTACTGCGGATACTATTAAAGGTATTATAGATGATAATGAGGAACTATTTTATAACGATTATTATACAGACATTTTTAGAAATAAAGATGGTAAGTTAATGGGTTATAGAAATAATGAGAGATACGCAAGATTTAAAGATTATTATAGCGAAGAAGATATTGCTGCAGATGAGTTAGGTCGCAATAAGCAAGAATTATTAGAAGGTGTAAATATTTATGCAGAAGAAGTGCCTGACCACACTGATGTTGTAGATTATTTTAAAAATACTGCGCAAGATTATTTAGATGATAAAGGTTTAGGAGATACTATTTATTTGTTCCGACAAGGCAGACTAGCCAGAGGACCACTTTCTTTTTCTATGAGTCCTACAAGTAAGCCTAATATTTATAATACAGGACAAAAAGTTGATGTATATGCAGTTAAAAAGAAAGATATAAAAGCCATACCCAACTTACATAAAAAAGGCGAAACACATTATAGTTATGAAGAAGAAATTTTAGCTGACGGAGAAGATGCTGCTTATGTAGGTTCAATAGGTAATTTTACAGATTTAAGTTTAAAAGATGGTCCAGGAATTAAATTTGTTGATAGTGAGAGACCTTATACTTATAAAGATAATGAACTAGGAAAAACAGCTAAAGTAGATTCAGAGCAATTTTTAAATCAACTTAGAGGAAGTAAATAATGGCTAAACTACCTAAAGTAAAAAAAGTAAAAACTCCAGGAGGTTACATGGTACCAGCTAAGTATGTAGCTGGGTTAAGTGGTGAACAACGTAAGAAGAGATTATTAGCCCTTGAAAAAATGCGTAAATCAGGTAAAGTTTTAGGAGATCTTCCAGGAGACAAAACACCTTCTGGTAAAAAAAGAAAAACAAAAGAATCTATATACACTAAAAAATTTAGGAAAATGTATGGCAATAAACGCAAAACAAAAAACAGCTCTAAAAAATAAAGCAGAAAAAGCAAACGCACCACTAGGTGCTTTAACTACTATTTACAATAAAGGACTAGGTGCTGCTGCAAGTGGGGGTCGTCGTCCAGGGGTCTCACCATCAGCTTGGGCTATGGCTAGAGTTAATTCTGTATTAACAGGAGGTAAAGCTAGGCAAGTTGATAAAAAGCAGTGGGAACAAATACAAGCTTATCGTAAGAAGAATAAAGGTAAGAAAAAGAAATCATCAACTAAAAAAAATAAAGGAGAATAAAATGTACGGAAAGACAACTAAAAAGAAGACAACTAAGAAGAAGATGACCATGGCAGAAAAAATGGCTAAACTTAGGAAAAAGAAGAATAAGAAAAAAGCTTAATGCCAGTCAAAAAAGTTAAAGGTGGTTATCGGTGGGGTAGTAAAGGTAAAATCTACCCTACTAAAGCCCAAGCAGAAAAGCAAGGCAGAGCAATAATGGCTTCTAAAGGAAAAAAGAAGGGTGCCAAAGTCTAAGAAATTAATCCAGAAAGATGGCACCAGCACACACTGGAAAAAACTAATACAATATAAAAATTGCTCGTTTTGCTCAAATAAAGCTATGCATTATGAGAAATTTAAGTATTATTGTAACAATTGTTTTAAAGGAAAATTAAATGGCAAACAAAACAGTAGAAGCACCTAAAGGTTTTCATTGGATGAAAGCAGGTAAAGGTTTTAAACTTATGAAAGGTGATTACAAACCTCACACAGGTGCAGTTAAGAGGGCATCTTTTGAGATACAAAAGGTACATAAAAATGGCAAAAGCAAAAATAAAAAAGGTAGCAGCAGCAGAAATTAGAGCTGCAAAAAAATTTTTAGAACGTAAAGGCTTTAAAGCCACAGACATACCACCAAGATTATTCGCAATGGCTGCAAAAGAACTAGACAAGTCTTTTACTCAGACATTAAATACTTTAGCACAATCTCAAACAGCAGGTGTTGTGTAATGACCCTTGATCCTTTTATGGTATGGAATGTTGTGCTAACATTAATTGTTCTGCCTTTTGGATGGGCATTTGGTAAAATGTTTTCAGAAGTAAAAAGATTACAGATCTTATTAAATAGAACAAGAGAAGATTATGCAACTAAAAATGAACTTCACAATGAAACAAAAGAGATAAAAGAACTAGTGCTAAGGCTAGAAGTCAAACTCGATAGGTTCATTGAGAAGCATAATGGTTGACCCAGTATCAATTCTTACAGGAATTGCATTAGTAAAAAAATCAGTAGATTTCATCAAGAGTAATATAGCAAC